TTAATGATTGGGAACCAGTAAGATATTTGTGGAATTATTATAGTAAAGCGTCAACATGTCACGAGCATGTAGATGATAGTAGATACCCAGATCATGATAAATTTAATTACTACAGTATTGTATATTACATTAATACGTGTGATGGAGGTACAACAGTAAATGGTGTGTTTTATCCGTCAATTGAAAGAACATGTATTATGTTTCCATCTAATGTTTTACATCAAGGCAAAGGTCCGACGGAAAGCTCGCGACGCTTTGTTCTTAATATTATGTTTAGGACACCAAAATGAAAATCGCACACGAAGCCCCTTTAAGTATTTTTGATAGAGTACAAGAAATGACAGATTATGATTATGCTTTAGTACATCTATTTGAAGAGAATGAAGAGTATTATAATAAGTTTGTAAAAGCTCGAGAAAAAGGTAGAGAGATTATTCTTGATAATTCTATTTTTGAGCTTGGTACAGCTTGGGATAGTGATCGTTTTGCATACTGGGTAGAAAAACTAAAACCTGACTGGTATATTGTTCCAGATGTATTAGATAATAAAAATGCTACTCTTAATAGTTTTAATAAATTCGTGCAAAAGTATCCAGATCTTCCTGGAAAGCGAATTGCAGTAGCGCAAGGATCTACTTATGAAGAGTTAGTAGAGTGTTATATAATTCTTGCTAATAATGATAAAGTGGATAAAATTGCACTATCTTTTAATCATCCATTCTTTCAAGATCTTAATCTACATAACAAATATTATAATATGATGTTTGGTCGTCAGATGACACTTACTAAAATGATTGAAGATAATGTAATTAATAAAGATAAACCTCATCATTTACTAGGCTGCGGTTTACCTCAAGAGTTTAAAGACTATGTAGGATATGATTGGGTAGACTCTATTGATACATCTAATCCTGTAATGCACGGTATTAAAAATATTCGCTATTTAGATTATGGATTAGAAGATAAAGAATCTCTTAAAATGTTTACTATAATGGATGATAATGTTCTTGCATCTTGGGATGATATAGCTTATAATATAGAGAAGTTTAAGGAGTTCTGTCGTGCCTAGATGGATTGCTTTATTTTCTCAAACAGGTACGGAGATTGTTGATATAGCTGAACGCTTAGGTGTTTGGCCTTCTCGTATTTTTACTAACAATAGTGATATAGAGAAAATTAATCCTAAACTTCATGATAAAGTAGTTGTAATGTCTCACAGTGGTATAGAAGAGACATTACAGTATATGGAAGAGGTTAAAGGTAATACACTAGTAACTCTTCATGGATATTTACGTGTATTAAGTGAAAAGACATGTAATACAAGTATTGATATTTACAATGGACATCCAGCTTACATTTCTCAATATCCTGAATTAAAAGGTAAAGATCCGCAAGAACTAACTTGGCAGAATATAGAGAAGTATAACCTTATTGGGTCTACAGTTCATAAGGTAGTAGCTAAGGTTGATTCTGGATCTATAGAGAGAGAATATATTGTAGATAATACTTGCAATTCTAAAGAAGAATTATATAATACTTTAAGAAGGACTTCTTTAGAAGCATGGCTTCTTTTTTTGAAAGGTAAATTATGAGTAAAAAAGATAAAACGTTTTTTGAAACACTTACGTTATCTGTAGATGAATCAGCTGGTGATGTAGGCACTATTACTATCGGTGAGATTGAAGAAGATGGTGATACTAGACCTAATCATTATAGTCAAGAAGAAGGTTCTGTAGAGTGTATTGCTGTTATTAAGCAGCTGTGTAAAGAACATCAGAATGATCCTTTTACAGATTATAATCGATATCAAGCATTTAAATACTTGTGGCGTCTTGGAAAGAAAGACGATGTTTTGTTTGACTTAAATAAAGCTATTACATTTTTAGAGTTTGCACGGGACGCATTAGAGGAAGAGCGGAATGGATGAAATTGAAAAGATTGCTAGTAAAGTACTAGGTAAAACGTCTGACGGTAAGACGATGATGCGTTATGAAACGCCTGATGAAGTGGATCCTGATCAGCTTGTAGGTGTTCCTCGTCATCTTAATCGCACTCAATATGGTATTAGTAAAGATGGTTCTGAACTATTCTATGGTATTGATACCTGGAATGGATATGAGTTTAGTTGTCTTTTAGATAATGGTTTTCCTGTATCAGGTCTGATTCGTTGGTCATATCCATCTGATTCTGAATGTATTGTAGAATCTAAATCTGCAAAGCTATATTTGAACTCATATAATATGGCTAAGATGGGAGCTACCATCGAAGAAGTAGTTGCTAATGTAGAAGAGCAAGTTGCGAATGATATGGCTACTGTACTTGATTTACGTGAAGGCACAGATTTAGCTGTCTGTCTTCATATGAATGAAGAATATACAGCACGTCCTGTATCAGGTACTTTTGTGCCTCTTGAAGAGATTGTAGATGTATCTTCTGTAACATTTGATCACTATAATGAAGACCCATCTATTTTAGAGGTGGTTGTTAGTGATTCGAACCGTCCTACTCGATACCAGTCAAAATCGTTGAGATCTAATTGCCGAGTAACTAATCAACCTGACTGGGGTGACATCTTTATTCATATTAAAGGTGATTTAACAGTCACCCCAGAGTCGCTTCTACAATATGTTGTAAGTATGCGTAAAGAGAATCACTTCCATGAAGAGATTTGTGAATGTGTATATAAACGTTTGCATGATCTTATAGGACCTGATGAATTAATAGTTACATGTCTGTATACACGTCGTGGTGGTATTGATATTAACCCTGTACGTGCAAGTAGTCCTCAGCTATTGCATGCACAACCAATTACTGATGCATATAACCTAACTGATAAAACTATGCGTCAATAGTGGTTCATGAAAGCTAACCACTTTAAAAAACATACCGCTTTCAATCTTGGAGTACTAAAATGAAAAATATTGTTGTCTCTCTTTCTGGAGGTATGGATTCCTCTACTTTACTTCTTCGCTCAATTGCGGAGGTTGGTGCAGAAAATGTTACTGCGCTGTCTATGAACTACGGTCAAAAACATGTTGTTGAATTAGAGCGTGCACAATTACTAGTTGACTATTTGGCTGAAAGAGGTTATAATATTAGATATCAAGTTATTAAGCTTGATGGTATTACTGAGTTGTTATCCTCAACTCTAGTAAGCGGGGGTGGTGATGTTCCAGAAGGACATTACGCCGAAGACAATATGAAGCAAACAGTTGTTCCTAACCGTAACAAGATCTTTGCTTCATTAGTGCAAGCTGTAGCGCTTTCTGTAGTAAAAAATACTGATGAAGAAACTGCTATTGCTTTAGGTATTCACGCTGGAGACCATGCAATCTATCCTGATTGTCGTCAAGAGTTCCGTGATGCCGATGATGAAGCATTCCGTATTGGCAACTGGGATGCTGATAAAGTGACTTACTTTACACCATACCTAGAAGGTGACAAGTTTGACATTCTTAAGGACGGTGAAGTGCTTTGCGAGCAGCTAGGTTTAGACTTTAATGAGGTTTATGCTCGTACTAATACTTCATATAAACCATTACAGATTGATGGTATATGGTTCTCTGATTATAAGAGCTCATCATCTGTAGAACGTATTGAAGCGTTTATTAAACTAGGACGACCAGATCCTGTATCTTATGCTGATGAAACAGGTCCAGTCTCTTATGATACTGCTCGAGTACATGCTGAACAAGTACTTAAGGAATATCAAAGTAACGCAGCATAACAAAGAAAGTTTTATATAATGTTTAATAAAATGTTTGACTTTAGTAGAATGGACAAGTCTCTAATGTGGAAGCTTGTCCTTTTACACCTTTTCATTATTGGCTTGTCTAACTGGGCAGTGCAGTTCGGCGGTACATTGCCGTTTACTGATTTACAATTTACTTGGGGTATGTTTACATTCCCGTTTATTGTAGTTGCAACTGACCTTACTGTTAGACTGTCAAATAAGTATAATGCTCGTGGTGTAGTAGCAATTGCATTTATTCCTGCAATTATTATTAGCTCATATATTGCAACACCTATGATTGGTTTTGCTAGTGCATTTGCTTATTTACTAGGTCAATTACTTGACGTGTCTATATTCCAGCGTATTCGCGAAAAAATGACAGAAGTGTGGTGGGTTGCTCCTGCTATCTCAACCGTCTTTGCTAATATTCTAGATACATATGCGTTCTTCTGGGCAGCATTTGCATATAGTGATGATCCATTTATGAGTGTACATTGGCTTGAAATTGCTTCTGTAGACGTAGTATTTAAGATTATTACCTCGTTTGTGTTGTTCTTGCCTGTATATGGTGTACTACTTGCATGGCTACGTAAGCGTGTAGATGTTGGTACAGGTGCATAACTTATAATGAGGATGCTTTATGAGCACAAACTTTGAACGTATTAAAGAGTGGTCGGACGAACGTCTGATCACTTTTCAAGAACCAGATCGTAATGGCTTCGTTTCTATGATCGTAGAAGAGCTTGGCGAATTCCTAGAATCAAAAGATGATAGTGGACGTATTGACGCTATGGCAGATATTATTGTGTTTGCCTATGGTGAGATGGCTAAGTATGGTTATCATGGTGATAAAGTGATGGACGAAGTAATTAAAGAGATTAGTTCTCGAGTAGGTGCTTATGATCCTGAATCTAAAAAGTGGCAGAAAGATAAATCACCTGAAGCGCAAGCTAATTGGTATACTGCTAATTTTACAGATTGTAAATTAAATAATGAGGGTGAATAATGCCACAAGTTGAAGTTAAAATTTCTACCGAGGAATTACGTAAACGTAAGATTATGATTGCTACACCAATGTATGGTGGTCAATGCGCGGGGATCTATACTAAGTCTTGTACTGATTTAGTTAAAGTGTGTGCTAATCACGGGGTACAGATTGACTTCTTTTATTTGTTTAACGAGTCGTTAATTACAAGAGCTCGCAATTATCTTGTCGATGAGTTTATGAGATCGGATCATACTCACATGGTCTTTATTGATAGTGATATTGGTTTTGATCCTATGGATGTTCTTGCTCTTGTAGCGTTAGCTGATGAAAAAGAAGATCGTGAAATTGTATGTGGTCCATACCCAAAGAAAGCTATTTCATGGGAAAAGATTAAGCGCGCTGTAGATAAAGGTTATGCGGATGATAATCCTAATGTGTTAGAACGTTATGTTGGTGATTATGTATTTAATCCAGTTGGTGAATCAGGTAATCAAATTAGATTAGATGTTCCTGTAGAAGTGCTTGAAGGTGGTACTGGCTTTATGTGTATTACTAAGAGTGCTTTCGAAAAATATAAGAAAGCTTATCCAGAGTTTCATTATAAACCTGATCATGTTCGTACAAAGAACTTTGATGGTTCACGTGAAATTATGGCATACTTTGACTGTGTTATCGACCCAGATAGTAAACGTTATCTATCAGAAGATTATATGTTCTGTCAATGGTCACGTAAAGCAGGTGTTAAGGTATGGATGTGTCCATGGATGAGAACTACTCATATGGGCTCTTATATGTTTGGCGGTAGTTTAGTTGATCTAGCTCAGATCGGTGCATCAGCTACTGTCGGTAATGACTTTAAAGTAAAGTAAGTGAGAATATTATATTATGAAATTGACTGTAAAAACCTTTCAGGTACTGAAGAACTTCTCTTCTATTAATCAATCTATTTACTTTACTCAAGGTAATAAGATCCGTACTATCTCGCCTATGAAAACTATTATGGCTGAGGCTGAAGTACAAGAAATGTTCCCGCGCGAGTTTGGCATCTATGATCTTAATCAATTCCTCGGAGTGCTTAGTCTTTTCGAGGAACCTGATCTAGACTTTGACACATCATACTTAACTATTAGTAGTGAAGATAAGGCACAGAGTGATTACTTCTATGCTGATAAATCTATGATTGTCGTTCCTCCAGAAAAACAATTAGAACTACCTGATACTCCTATTAGCTTTACTATTAGTGATAGCGTACTTAAGCGAGTACAGCAAGCTGCTAATGTATTGCAACTACCTGAAGTTGTGGTAAAAGGTGATGGAGAAGAGATCTCTTTCCGTGCTATGAATACTAAGAATACCTCTTCTAACTCGTTTCATTATAAAGTAGGTGTAACTGATAAAATGTTCTCTATGGTATTTAAAGTAGAGAATCTTAAGTTGCTTCTAGGTTCATATGATGTTACAATTAGTAGTAAAGGTATCTCTCAGTTTAAATCAACTGACGGTAATCTAAACTATACTATTGTAAATGAAGCTTCGTCATCATACGAAGGTTAATGTGAGGTCTATATTATGGAAGAATTTCTATGGGTGGAGAAATACCGTCCGAAATCTATTATTGAATGTATTTTACCGGATACCTTAAAGCAAACATTTCAAGAGTTTGTAAATCAAGACAACATTCCTAATCTTCTTCTAGCTGGTGGGCCAGGTGTAGGTAAAACTACAGTTGCTAAAGCTATGTTAGAAGAGATTGGAGCTGATTATATTGTTATTAATGGTAGTATGAATGGCAACATTGATACTCTACGTAACGAAATTAAAGACTTTGCTTCTACGATGTCTTTTACGAGCAATCGCAAGTATGTTATTCTTGACGAAGCTGACTATCTAAATCCTCAATCTACTCAACCTGCTCTTCGTAACTTTATGGAAGAGTTTAGTAAGAATTGCGGTTTTATTCTTACATGCAATTTTAAAAACCGTATTATTGAACCATTACATTCACGTTGTAGTGTAGTAGAGTTTAATATTCCTAAAACTGAAAAGCAGCAAATGGCTGCTGATTTCTTCTCTCGTTGTAAAGATATTCTCAATATTGAAAAGATAGAATATGATAAAAGAGTATTAGCTGAAGTAGTTAAAAATTATTTTCCAGACTTTCGTCGAGTGTTAAACGAGCTGCAACGTTATAGTGCGACCGGTAAAATTGATACTGGTGTATTAGCTAATACAGGTGATTCTTCTATTGGAGAATTAGTAGGTTATTTAAAAGCTAAATCTTTTAGTGAAATGCGTAAATGGGTAGCCCAGAATAGTGATACTGATCCAGCTGCTACTTTACGTAAACTTTATGATATAGTAAATGAAAAAATGAAACCTCATTCTGTTGCACAGCTAGTGTTAATCCTTGCCGATTATCAATATAAAGCTGCTTTCGTAGCTGATCAAGAAATTAATTTGGTTGCTTGTATGACAGAAATAATGGCAAATTGTGAGTTTGAATAATGGTTAAATGGTATTTAAAAGAACCTGATCTAGAGGGTAGCGAACTAATTCGTGTGGTAAAAGGTGCGTTTTCTTCACAAGAAATTGATCAAATAAATCAAGCTGCTTCTAACACTGGTTTACAAGCAGGTACAATTTCTAGTGAAAAAAAGATAGTTCATTCAATAAGAAACAGTGGTGTATCATTTTTAGCACCATCGGAAAATACAGCCTGGTTGTATCAAAAGTGTACTAGATTAGTAAATAGTTTTAATTTATATTTTAATTTTAATTTAAGCTATATCGAAGGCTTACAATACACAGTTTATGAAGGTAATAATACTAAACCGGGGCACTATATTGCACATGCTGATGAAAGCAGTATTTTTAATGGTATAAACGATATTAGAAAACTATCAATAGTTACATTGCTTTGTGACCCATCAGAATTTGAAGGTGGAGAATTTAAGTTTTATAATTTTACTTTAAAACCATCAGAGATATTTTTACAAAAAGGAGACACTATTGCTTTTCCGTCATATATGTTGCATGAAGTATCACCGGTTACTAAAGGCATAAGAAGATCACTCGTCGGCTGGATTCACGGACCTGCTTGGAGATAATTATGAACCCTTTTGATTATGTTAATGATATTAATTATGGTAAAAAGAATATAATTAAAAACTCTGATAACCCTGAACTAGCAGAAAAGCTTTATCCACCCTATCTTGTAAACAAAGCTTTCTCTCAATTTGCTGATACTGTTCGTGTTGCAAATGAGATGAATATCCACCATCAAC